AGAGAAGAGTTCTTGCTGCTGCTTGAGATGCTGCTAAATCTGCTGCCTCCTTAGCCTTAAACGCTGCTAATGATGATGCTATTCTTACTTGATTCTCTGCATCTGCAAGTTGTCTTGCTATTGATGCTGCTCCTATTGCTCCGCTTTCACCCAATGCAAGATCACTTGGACGAACTCCTGCTGCTGCTATGGCTGCTGCATTCATATCTCCTGTAGCCTTTGCTACAGCATATGTTATTGCTGCTGCTGCTGAAGAGGCTGCTGTTGATGAAGTTGTTCCTGAAGAATCGTTAGGTTTAGGAGTAGTTATTGGTGTACACTTTCCATTAACCATTGTGGTTCCAGCAGGGCATCCTGTTATGCTTGGACTACCAGCATTTGGTGTGCCACTTGGATTAGGGAAGGTAAATCCTTTTGCTGCATTTAGATAGGCTATCAAAGCCAATCTTGCTGCATCCCATTGCCCAGCAATTTTACTGACCATATCTGCAGATAATATAAGTTTTGCATCATCTGTTAAGGTAAATGGCTTTCCAACTTCAAGTAGATATGCAGCAACTGCATCTGGAGTTATATTCCAGGCTTCTGCTAATGCCTTAACTTCATCTGCACCAACTTGCTGATCTGCTAAGACAGTAAGTGCTTGAGAATATTTAAGTGCAGCATCATAAGGATTGTCAGAATCTTTAAACCATTTTCTTCCAAGTTCTTCAAGTTTTTCTTTACCTATGTTGCCATGACCTTCTTTAATAGCAGCAGTAAATTCAAGATACTTCTTTGCTTGATCTCCAGACATTCCCCACGCCATTCTTATGGCCAGGATTCCAGAATCATCCATCTTTACTTCGCCTATTGCCAATACGCTCTTAATATACATATCAGCAGCCTCAGTGGTCATTTCCCACTTATTAGCCAAATATCCAATTACAACTATGTCGTTTGCTCTTAGTTTATCAAGGTGCTGAACAATATCTGCTTGACGCAATAGTGTTTTGTTATATTCTTCTGCAGCCTTTTGTTTTAATTCGTCTAATGCCTTTTGTTGCTTGGTTGTTTCTGCTAATAATACTTTACCGTTTTTTAGAAGGTTCTGATAGATTGCTTCCATTTGGATAGCAGTCATCTCATCAGGATCTGTAAGTTTAATTCCAGCCTTGTCTAACTTGGCATTCTTTGCCTTAATTGCAGCAAGTTGAACTTCCATCTTCTTTTTATCTGTAAGAAGAGTTCTATTTAAAGTTAGAAGTTTTTGAGCACCTTTTTTCTCCAAGCCCTGAATATAAAGTCTCTTTTGTTCATCTGCTAATTGTTCTGCCTGCAATCTTGCATTTCTTGCTGCATCAATAGCATCAAGTCGTGCTTGCTTTTGAGCATCTTTCATTGCATCTGTAAGACGATTTAAATCTGCAAGGTGTGATGCTGCTGAATTAGACATTGCATTCTGTGATCTCTTTACTTGTTCAGCATAATTTACCATGGTCATGCCAAGGTTTTGAATACTTTGCTTTTCTTTTTCAAGTTCTATTTTTCTTTGGGCTGCTCTTTTTCTATCATCCCTGACAAATTTATCTGATAGCCTTCCAAGACCCTTCCAAAGAAGAGTAAATGCAGCAATAAGTGCACCAATTACTAAAAGAAACTTTGAAGCAGGAGACATAGCCAACCAGAACGCTGATGCAGCAATAGTCATTTTATTCATTATGGTTGGAGCACTCTTAAGTCCTTGCATACCTGTGCCCAACTTCTTCATATCAAGACCCAAGATAACAAACTCTCCAGATGCTTTGCCTGCTGCAGCACCTGCACCCATCACGCTTCTTGTAAATTCTTTAGTTGCACCTGATAAAAATTGAAGGAATCCCTGCAAAGATAGAGTTACTGATAATAGTTTTGCATAACCAACAATTGCCAAAATACCAGAACCAAGAACCATCAAAAGTGGTTGTAGTGCTTTTAATACCTCAGCAATTTTAATAAATGCTCTTACGGCTTTTTCAGCAAGAGCAATGGTACCAGCAAAGGCATCAACAATATCATTCTGGTTCATTCTGATAAATTTGTCAAAAGCAGGAAAAACATCATTTTCCAAACGATCTACAAGTTTTTCAAGTACTGGAATTAAAGCGTATCCAACTCTTTCTGTTACTTGATTAAATCTTAATCTTAGTGTTGTTAGTTTACCTGCAAAGGTATTTGCTGCTGCCTCAGCCTGCCCTTTTGTTATTGCTGCTAATTCTTCTTGTGCTTTTGTAAAATCTTTTGCCTTAACGGTTGCAGCAGAAAGAGGTAATCCTAATTTTGTAAGAGCACCAAACTGACCATTGTATGCTTTGGAAAGTGCCATTGAAACGGCACCCAAATCTTTCCCACTTGCTGCGGAAATATCTGTGGCCAAAGAAAGTAATCCTTGTGCCCTGCTTAGGTTTCCTGTTCCTTGTACTAATGTCTTTAATGCAGGAATTAATTCTTCATTATCAATTGCTACCTGCAGTTCAAGGCTATCTAAAAATGCAGCATTGGCTGCTATGGCTTCTTGTGTTGCTCCAGTTGTGTTTCTAAGGGCTGTGGCTAATGATGCTTGAGCCTTTTGATCTTCCATGGCTCCTTGAACAGCATCTTTTCCAAGTTTAACTGCAAGACCAGCAGTAGCAACTGCAGCAAGGCCAGTAGCCTTTAGAGCATTTTTGCCCATCTGATCAAACTTTTTAGTAAGTTTTGCTAAATCTTTTTGAGCAGCCTTACTACCTTTGTCAGAGTACTGAGAGAGGATTCTTGCAATTACTGCACCTGTAGCCATTTTATGAATCCCTCCTCATATTTAAATTCTTTTGTAATACTTCTTTAGCCCTATCAAGGGCTTGTGACACATTGCTAACAATTCTGTCTTTATTTTTATCCACAGATTTCCAGATTAAGCGAGATGCTTTTCCTTCTTTGCCTTCAATGTTACTAATAAAAGTTCCAGTTCCTTCTGATGTTCTACCTGCTAATTCATAAATAGCACCTGCTGCTGATTTATTTCTTAGTGCACCAGCAGAAGTAGTATATCCTTTTGCCCTGTTAACTTTTCCTTCAGCCTTAGATGAACTTATTCCAGCCCTAATAACGCTTTGATCCCATGCAGGCCAACCAGCACCACCACGAGAGCGAGGGTTGCGAGCAGGTTGAGTATTCCAGCCACTAAGTGGTGGCTTAGAAGCGACAAAGCCTTGGGCATCTTGTTTAGCCTTACGCAATTCAGAATTAATAACTTTGTTAAATTCTTTAACTGCATCTTTGTCAAATTTTTTCAATGCTGCAAGTGTTTCCTTTACTCCAGTCAACACTATAACATCATTGCTCATTTCCTGCTCGCTTCCTTTGCTTTTTGCTTTAGATAAATAACAATTGCTTCAAGTATACCTTCTGGTGCTTCAAGCAAATCGTTTGGAGATATCCCTGTCTCCACAGAAACCATTGCTACCGTATAGGTTAGGCTGTCTCTGTGGATTCGGAATTTGGGTCATTTGCTAACTCCACTGATTCAAGTGTGTCAAGAAACGCATCTCCAAAAGGCTTTGGTGCCTTACCAGCATCCTTCAATGCACCATGTGCAAGGTAGTAGATGTGCTCTAACTTTTGATCTTCTGTAAGTAACTTAGCAAAGCCCTTATTGAACTTATTTTCAAAGGCAACAATAGTCTTTGGGCGAATAGAATATACGCCTTCTTCACCATCTGTTGTTCTGACTTTTATGAATAATCCATCCATTATTTTTACCCCTTCAAGGTTATGTTGTAAATTTATTTATATCTCCGTAAATAGGCCAAGTTACTCGTGCTGTTGATAATTCACCAACACCACCGTTTAACGAGGTCCATTCGGAAATTGTAATCTCAAATTCGTATCTGGGATTTTGAGCACTTGTAACAGAACTGCCTTTTGGCTTTATTTTGCAATAAGCAATTCCTCCTACAAGTGGAGCGATTGTATCTTCTACTGAGTTATTATCAAAATCCTGCAAAAAGTCAAAACTTACACTATTATTTGCAAGTCCTGCTAATTGTCGTTTTGATACATCACCAAGAACCGTAGTTTCAAAAAGATCATGTACAGTGCTTAACTGAACTGATGAAACATGGTCACTTAAGTCTACCACAGTTCCTGAACTTGGTCCAATTTGTACTGACACATCAGTTAAAACTATGATTGCCATGATTGATTAAGCAGTCACTCTAACGATTTGACCTGAAACTGGCCATGTTACAGAAACAGTTGAAAGTTCTCCAACTGCACCATTTAGTGGTGTCCATTCTGAAATCAAAACCTGTCCAGCCTTTGTTGCACCAGAACCTGATGCATCTGCCTTGTAAGCAGGGTTAGTTGTTCCAACTGCTGCAGAAGTTGGCTTGATTACGATGTTTGCTAATTGACCAATGCCAATTGCATCAATAATTTGTTCCATTGCTCCTGAAGCGAAGTCATTGTGAAATTCAAGGGCTATGGAGTGATCCTTAAGTCCTGAAGTTCTTGTTCTTGCACCAACTGGGCCAAATGCAGTGGTCTCAACCACATCTTCTGGCGTATTGATTGTAACTGACGAAATGTATTCACCAATATCGCCAGTAGGGCCTGATGA